GCATTGGTGTTGGTAAAATGTTCAATATAAGGGATGTTAGAACCAATATAGAAAAAGCCATATGCGAATCAGGCGATATATTAGAACGAGAGGATGTAAAAAATGCGATAACAACTTTAATGAACGATAGTATAGGAGATAAAAAGTTTTGGTCTATTTATGTTAGCGAAGATGGTGATATTTCTTGGATAGCCGACAACGATAAAACGGAAGAATATTTGGCGGCTTTGGAACTTTTTGAACAATCAAAACAAAGTAATGGCGGAAAGATTTTAAACTCTGGAGAATAGTATGAATTTTGAAGAACAATTGAATAATGAAGACAACAAGAAGATTATGTTTGCAGTTTGCTACAGGTACAGGAGATTTTTAGACGAGCATGACGCAGAATCTATAAAAAATGAAACATTGTGGGAATGCTGTTTAAAGTATGACCCGAATCACCCTAAAAAAGCTAAGTTTACATCGTACCTGTATCAAAAGCTTAACAATAAAATTAGAAATCATTTGAAGCGACCAAAACGAGAAAAAACTGGTATGATACCAGAAAAGGCATATAGCCATAGTTCGTTAGAATTCGACGTTTTAAACTCTCTGAGTGTAGAAGAAAAGGGAATACTAGAGCAGTCATATCTACATAACATGACAATAGAAGAAATAGGGCGAGCCAATGGCTACAGCAGAGAAACCGCCAGACGAAAGCTTAAAAAAATTAAGACTAAATGTAGAGAGTTGGTATCTGCCTAATGTGTATTACTAAATGGACTAGGACTTTAATTATTATTAGGACATTTAGGAAAGACAGTTTCAATACTGGAGATTTAAATTATGGCAGTTCCTGGTAAAAGAGGACACTTACGAACAACTTCTAACGCAGCTTTTTCCAAGCAGACCTACGGCGGAACCGTTATGGGAATCGAAGGAAATAGCACTATTTTGACAAAAGATTTGTCATTGCTAGATGGTGTGTCATTAAATCAATACGCTGGATACAACGCTCTTCCAAGACTATTAACTGGCTCTGGAAAGCTTTATAATACAGCGAAAATATTGTCTTCTGGCACTTTTGCTTTTAATGCAGCGAGAGCCGGTACATACGTTATTTCTAGAATCACTACAAGCCTTGCGGGCGTTGCTAACACAAAACTTCTATTTATGGGCACTGGCAATCTTCGTCGCCCTATATTAGATTTTCAGCATGACTTTGGGGCTAAGCTTTTGACAGCTTGGAGAGCCAATCTATTTTCTTGGCTTGGCGTTTTAGACAATGGGCAAAAGATCAAATCTCGTCGCCTATGGTTAAATTCGTCAAATAGAAATACTTCTGGCGGTGCTGCTCCTGCTACACTAGAAACCACAAACATGTGGGATTTAGCTGATGGTAATGCATCAAACAAAGCTGTTGACAATGCAGCTACTCCAACAAGATCTGTTCCTGGCGAGCTAGTTCTTAAAGTAGACTTTGTTACAAAATCAGTGACAACTGGTGGAGACTTCTTCAACTACAAACCAATAACTGGTATGTAATTTTTAGCTAGTTTTTATCATGGTTACAACGGGCGGGAAACCGCCCGTATTTTTAATAGGGGCTAGTTTATGAATATAGAATACATAAAAACAGTATTAGAATTTATTGGTCTTCTTTTTATTCCTGTGATTGCATGGGTATTAAATACCATAAATCATCACAGCAAAAAAATAATCGTTTTAGAAGAAAGAGTAAATGATTCTATCAACAGACGTTTAACAAATCTAGAAACAAAGTTTGAAAGCTTTGATAAAAAGCTAGACGAAGTGAATGTAAGTTCTATAAGAATCGCTGGCTTGGTGGAAAATTTAAGCGAGAAAATAGATGCAAGAAGCTAATTATGGCGGAATGTTATCTGATATAGCAACCAGAAAAATTCTTGATTCTTTGGGTATTACTCAAGAACAAGTTGATAAAGTTAAGAAGATCGTTGATAATATTGATATCAGAACAGAAAACGGCGTTACAATTATTCAAATAAAACTTTTACAAAAATAGATATAGCTGAATGTTTTTGATTTTTTTCAGCTTACAATAAAATATCCAGATAGGACTTAGTTTACGCTATTGTTCTATCTGGTTTTTTATTTACATTTTCAAAATACAATGGAGACAACATGAGTTTACGCGCTCTTATGGATTATACCTTTACGGCTAAATATTCTAGATATCAAAAAGATAAAAATAGAAGAGAAACATGGAAAGAGGCCAACGACAGAGTGAGAGAAATGATGCTCACCATGTATTCTGACAAGCCAGACGTTCACAGCTACATAACCTCTGCGTATGAGGCGATGTACAAGAAAAGGGTATTGGGATCACAGAGAGCCTTGCAATTCGGTGGAGAGCCGATATTCAAGCATCACGCTAGAATTTATAACTGCGTTGCTTCGTATTGTGATAGACTAAGGTTCTTTCAGGAATGTATGTATCTTTTGCTTTGTGGTTGTGGGGCAGGTTTTAGTGTTCAGTCTCACCATATAGCAAAGCTGCCGCCACTGAACTCTATTGCCCCTAGTGGACATAAAAAGTTTGTTATAGAAGACACCATAGAATCTTGGTCTGATGCTGTAGGTGTGTTGATATCTAGTTATTTTGATCAAACAGACCTATTTCCAGAACACAACGGAAAAGTTGTTCAGTTTGACTACAGTAAAATCAGGCCAAAAGGTGCGCCACTATCAAACGGTGGGAAAGCCCCTGGCCCAGAACCTTTAAGAAAAGCTCTAAAAAATATTAAAAAAATACTAGATGCCGCCGTAGAAAGATCTGAATTTGATGCAAGCGAGTTTAGAGTTCTAAAGCCTATTGAGGCTTACGATATTGTTATGCACTTCGCAGATGCGGTTATATCTGGTGGAGTAAGAAGAAGCGCAACAATCTGTGTATTTTCTCCAGATGACGAAGAAATGGCAAAGGCCAAAACTGGAAACTGGTTTATCGACAATCCGCAAAGAGGTCGATCAAATAATTCTGCATTGCTATTGAGAAATAAAACTTCAAAAGAAGACTTTTCTAATCTAATGAAGTCAGTTAAAGAATTTGGAGAGCCTGGATTTGTTTGGTCTGACTCAACAGAACTTATAGTTAATCCTTGCGTTGAAATCGGCATGTATCCTGTTGATGTTACAACCGGCCTGTCTGGGTGGCAAGGGTGCAATCTTTCCACTATAAATTGTTCTAAGATAAACAAAGAGCAAGACTTTTATGAAGCTTGCGAAGCTGCTGCCATAATAGGAACCCTACAAGCAGGATTCACTAAATTTCCATACTTAGGAGAAGTCAGCGAAAGAATATTCGCAAGAGAGTCTCTATTGGGGGTCAGTGGCACTGGCTGGCTTGAAACACCTGAAATATGTTTAAATGCAGAAGTTCAGAAACGCGGGGCTGAGATAGTAAAAGAAACCAATAGAAAAATAGCTGAAATCATAGGTATTCGTGCGGCGGCTAGAACAACGTGCGTAAAGCCAGAAGGTTCCTCTTCTTGTGTTTTGGGTACTGCCAGCGGCATTCACCCGCACCATGCTAAAAGGTACATACGAAGAGTTCAAGCCAACAAGCTAGAGAATGTTTATAACTTTTTTAAAGGGCGAAATCCAAGAGCTTGTGAAAATTCTGTTTGGTCTGCAAACAATAGCGACGATGTTATCAGCTTTTGTATAGAGGTTCCAGATGGTTCTAAAACAAAAAATCAGGTTTGTGCAAGTAGTCTTTTAGAAATAGTAAAGTCAACTCAGCAAAACTGGGTTATGTCTGGAACAAACCAGGAGTTATGCACTCAGCCTTGGCTAAATCACAATGTAAGCAATACAATCAACGTTAAAGACGATGAATGGCAGGCCGTAGAAGATTTTATATACGATAATCGTGAATATTTCTGTGGGATAAGCTTGCTTCCTGCTACCGGAGACAAAGACTATCCACAGGCCCCGTTTACAACGGTTTATCTTCCAAGCGAAATGCTGTCGCATTATGGCGAGGGAGTTATGTTTGTTAGTGGATTGATAGAAGGGGCGTTAAATTCATGGGATAACAATCTTTGGTCGGCGTGTTCCGATGCTTTAAGATATTCAACCGCACTCAAGCTTACCCCGGAAATGACTGTAGATTTGCAATCACGCGAAGAAATTAAGCTCTCTCAAAAGCAAGTAGAGTGGATACTTAGATGCGCTAAGTATGCTTCTAAGTATTTTGAAGACGATCTTAAAAAGCTAACCTACTGTATGAAGGATGTGTATAACTATAAGCTGTGGACAGAGCTTAAAAGAGAATACCAAGACGTTGATTATACCGATTTAATAGAATCAGAAGACAATACAGAGCTAGAGCAATCGTTAGCCTGTTCTGGAGGAGCCTGCGAGATTGTCTAATTTTAACTTTAGATACTATTGTCGGGGGCTCTTGCTCGACTCTCATAAAAATATAGCCAATATTTCAAATCACTTTATTCCGGGAATTCAGTCTGTTTCTATAGACGAGGGTGTTCCGGGATTGTTTGTGAGTGATATCGGCAGGGTGCAAGAAGCAAAAAGAATAAATACGCCCCCTTCGCACTCTATTTCCATAGAAAGAGTTTTATCTAGTGTTGACAAACTGTGGCTAGAAAAGAGTTCGGAAAATTTATGGAATTCCGCTAATTTCACTGGAGCAAACCAGTACAGAAATTCTTTTTTACTAAAGCCAGAAAATTTTGGGATGGTTATACCAGGGTTCAGCACCGGAACAAAAGCGGCGATACAGCAAAAAATTCTTCCAGAGTATACCTTAAAAGCTATTTATGCACCCGAAAACAACTCGGTGATCGGGTCGAGTGGCCTGTCTGGAACAGCTTTGGACATAATTGAAATGCCCTACTGCCTGCTTTCTAGATTATCATACTCTTTCACAAACGAAGGGGCTTTCAAGGAAAATATTGAACTCTCTTCAAAAGTATTAAAAAAGAGTGATTCTAACTCTTACTCTTTTGATACTCGCGGTGGCGATAGCAGCACCTCAACATCAACATTTGCAAGGACACTCACAAGAGAAAATTTTGATATATCTTTATCTGTTCTTCCATCTACTATAGAAAATTTGGTTAGCTCAAATAAATATGTAAATGGAGTTCGCGCCACCGCTATAACAAACATAGAAACAAGCGTTTCTTTTGAGTATCAGCAAATGCAAGACACAGGACAACTAAGGGGTGCATCTGACAGCAGCTTTGATGAATTAAATTTATTCACAACTCTGAGAGTTCCAGTGGAAGTGTCTTGTAGGTTTACTTTAGTTGCGGCTAGATCGCAACAGTCAAATATAAAAAATATAGATACAAATTTTAGCAACGAAAGAATATGTTTGGTTATGAAGGTTAAAAACCAAGAAACGTCTGATTTTAGATTTTTTGTTTTTAATCTCGGAAATAGAAATAGGCTTGTGTCGATTTCAGAATCGGGAGGTGATACGTCTGGCTCGTTAGTAGAATATACTTTTGAATATATAAATATTAATGATTTTGTGACTTACACTCAGCTTCAGGCTGACTCTACAACATTGAATCCATCATTATTTCAACAAACTACCGAAAATTATTAGGTAAAAATATGAGAAGAAGAATCAGTTCAAAACGCTGGCAAGATAAATTTTCAAAAAAGGCAAGAGACTCTAAACCAAGTTTTGCCGCAGAACAACCGGCAAAAAAACAGTTTGAAAAAAAGATTCTCATTCCTAAAACAAAAGCACAAAGCCTCTATATACAATCAATAAAAAGAAATGATATTACGTTTTGCAAAGGGCCAGCGGGCTCTGGAAAAACTGCGATAGCTGTTGCTATAGCGTGCGAATATCTGCTTTCTGGAAGAATAGAAAAGCTTGTTATCACAAGGCCGGTAATTGAATCTGGAAAGGGGTTAGGGTTTTTGCCGGGAACTATGCACGATAAAGTAAATCCGTATATGGTTCCTATTTTAGAAGAAATGCAACAATATCTTGGTCGAGAACTGGTATCGCAATACAAAGAGTCAAATATCATAGAAATATGTCCACTAGAATATATGCGTGGGCGAAATTTCCACAATACGTTTATGATATTAGACGAAGGACAAAACTGTACTTTCGAACAAATCAAAATGTTTGTCACCAGAATTGGAATAAACTCTATAGCTGTTATCAATGGAGATACCAACCAAAGCGATCTTCCAGAGTACACCAAGGGTGGCCTAGATAATTTTATAAAAAAATTAGATGACTTGGATGGAATTGGTGTGTGCCAACTTTCTAAAGCAGACATACAAAGAAATAGTTTAATTGCAAGAATTTTAGAGAGGATAGAATAACGAATGCCTGAATATAATTTCAGTTGCGGAAACTGTAAAAATGATTTCTCTTGTTTTTGGTCTATAAAAAGTTATGACGATAGTTTAGCAAAATTAACCTGCGAAAAATGCGGGTCTAAAAAAGTTTTTAGAGACTATCAAGAAGATAATATGGTAGTTAGCTATCACGAAGTAAAAACTATAGGCCAACTAGCAGAAAAAAATACAAAGAAAATGGGTAGATACGAGCTTGAAGAAAAAATGCGCCAAGACAACATGGACTTGCATAAAAAGAACAAAGAAGTTTCTGCCAAAAGAAGAAAAATCAACAAGATGACACCCGAACAAAAGCATAAATACATAATGGAGGGCGAATAAATGGAGCCTGAAACTCTTTCGTATCAGCATCCTCATCAAGCAGAAATAACTTTTACAATAAAGGTTTCTAAAGTATTTTCTGATGGAAGTATCGACCCTTTAGAGGTTTCTGAAAAAACTTTAAACAAGTATGGAATAGCCAAAAAAGGTGTGTTTTTTGTGACTGGGTTTGACAAAGTTGACTGTATAGTAAAAACAAAAGAGGTCTTAGAAAAAATAAGATATGAGTGATAAAAGCGAAACGTATTATGGAATGGGTGGCAACGCCGTAGAAAACGAAACCAAAGCTTTGGCCAAGGTTGTGCTGATAAAAGAACGAGAATATTACTTTGTTTGGTTTTGGCGCGGCGATTTATACGATCCATACGGCCCAGACATTCTAAGAAAAAGTCAGCAATTCATGTCTAAATTTACAAAAGTAAACAAAGCAACTTTTGAAGATTACTACAGATATCTCAAAACAAAAAACAGGCTTTATTTAAACAGAGCCAAAAGAAATTCTTTAAGGAGTTAAGATGACAACAAAAAGAGGCCCCCTTTCGCAAGATGAAAAAGATTTTATAGCGTCAAAATCTACCAAAGGCGCAGAATACATCGCTAAAAAATTAAATAGAAATCAAGATTCTATTCAAAAGTTTTTAGATGCTCAAGCCGAAGAAGCGCAAGCTAAAGAGCCTGTTCCAGAAACAATGGCTTCCGAGGCATTCGCAAGAAATAAAAAATACGGCGCTGTTGTTATGACAGAAACTGCTTCGATGATATCCGACGAAAGTAGAAAAGCCAGGGTTCAAAAAGGCAAGTCGCCAGCTAGTTCACGATACAAAAGCTCTATTCATATAATAAAACCAAAATGATTTGTGACAAAATAGACTCTCTAGTAAAAGAAAAAATTAAAAACCTTGAAATATTATGGTGTGCCACTCTAAACGATGGAACCACTGTTTATTCTGATTATGACAGGCCCGCCATGAAACATCCTTGGGAAAGACTAAAAGAACACTGTGCCAACAACAATCTTTATGTATGCAAGATTGAGGTTATAATGTTCGGTGCTGAAAGACAGGTTGTATTTCAGGACGATAACGGCCTAGACGGGTTTTTCATAGTTAGAGGCGTTAGCAGAGAATTGAATGTCGGAACCGATGAGCTAGGGCCATCTTTCAAGCAACTAGCCGTTGGACTTCTTAGAGATTCCGAAGATATTATTGATGTTAGAAAGTATTGCTGGCCACAAAATGAATTTGAACAATTCGAGCAGACCAGAGTATTGACCGAAGACAACGCTAAATTAATGCTATTTAAAAATGACTCAACAAAGAAAAGTAGGCAAAGCGTACAAATCGCCCTCAACGGGGCAGGCGTGTGATGCGGCTCAATATATAGCCGAGCTTATGCTAACCAGAAGAAGCGAAACAAATAATTCTGGTAGACTTGGATACAAGTTTTGGAACAACGCCCACAAAGATTCTTATCAAGGGCAAGTGGTGGCAGTCAGAAGATTGATAAAAACATTTGGCGAAAAACTAGTTGTGTCTTTCGTCAATTCTGACGGTGGTAAAAAAATCTATTCTGTTGGGTTTTTCAAACCCTTAGATTTTGTTGTTGCTGCAATAGAGCGATACAAACCAATCTTTGATAAAGCTCAAGAAAAACTAGCGGCAAACATTGAGCATTCTCAGCCAACCACAGACACTATAGTTAGCACAAGCTCTCAAAAGCCGTTTGCCAAGAAGAATAGTCTATTTTCTAAAATAAAAACATTGGAGCAAAAGAATGACGAAGAAAACAAAGATAAGTAAAACAGAAGTTTGCGGTGAGTCAAAACTACTTGACGATATTGCAAAAAAGTATGGTAATGTAATCAAAAAAGGTGATATCCTACTGGATCAAAGAAAAGATTACAAAATCCTAAAAGTAAGTCCTATTATAGACGTTTCTCTTGGCGGCGGAATAAAAGAGGGGTCTTGGGTTATGCTTTCTGGTGCGGCAAAGTCAGGCAAAACAACACTAGCGATGCAGATAGCTAAAAACGGCCAAGACGAAGGCCGCCCAATTATTTATATCAACTCCGAAGGTCGATTAAAAGAAATGAACTTCGAGGTAGAAGGGCTAGATCCAACAAAAATGCAAATTGTAACTAGCGATGGCCCACCTCTTAGCGCTGAGGTATTTTTAGATGTTACTCAAAAACTACTTTCGGCCAAAGAAAACGAAGGGGCTATTTGCATAATCGACTCTATATCTTCGTTGATTCCAGCTAGAGATTTAGAATCTGAAATCAGCGGTGAACGCCGCCCAGGTCTTCCAAAAATTCTTGGAGATTTTGTGAAGAGGCTCGGTCAGATAGTGCCAAATCAAAAAAGTATAGTTATCATGATAACTCACTTGATTACAAACACAAGCGGTTATGGCAAAGCTTTTATGGCCGATGGTGGTGTAAAGATTGGTTATCAGGCTGATACTCGTATGGAAGTCAAATCAATCACACCATGGATTCAAGACGATCAGCAAGTAGGACAAGCGGTAAACTGGAAGGTGTTGTGTTCTTCTATAGGCCCTCCTGGCGCAGAATGCCAAAGCTGGATTCGCTATGGAAACGGCATTGATAAAATCCAGGAAGTTGTTATGATGGGGCAAGAAGCCGGACTAATAACTCAGGCTGGAGCTTGGTTTACTTGCAATTTTTTACTTTTAAGGCCAGATATTATAGTAAAGCTAAACGATTCAGTGTCTCTTAATGAGGATGGTCTGTACAAATCCGAAGAAGACACCGCATTGGCTTTAAAGACTTGTAAATTCCAGGGCGGCGAAGCTCTGTATAACTTTGTCAAGTCTAACCAAGATGTTTATGAAGCTTTGATACAAGAAATAGAAACGATGCTATGCTAATAACTGGATTCAATGGAAAGCAGCACAATTGGAAACCCAGGGGGGCAGATTTTTCTGATTCAAGCAGGTCTAATCTGCACCTGAAAATCAGAGATTTGCTACGAGAGATATATCCGTTTGATGTTATAATGGAAGAAGTCACGCTGCCTGGAAGCAATAGGTTTGCCAACAAAAAAGAGTTGACTGCCGACTTTTTTCTTCCTAATAGATCAATGATAATTGAGGCTCATGGCGAGCAACACTATCTTTACAATTCGTTCTTTTTTAAGAATAAATTTGAGTTTGCAAAAGCACAAAGAAGGGATTTAGATAAAAAAGCTTGGTGCGAGTCTAATAACATACAAATAATAGAGTTGAAATACTCTGATCCTATAGACTTTTGGAGACAGCAAATTGTATCAAGACGACAAGAGGGATGACGTTATTGAGGGATTTTTTGCAAAAATAGATGGCTGGATAAATGATAATAAGCTCAATATAAAAAGAGTTGATACGGACGAGTGCGAAGCCGCTATGAATCTTTCGTTTGACCAGTTGGAAGAAATGAGTCCTGCTGATCTTTTGAAAAATGGTTATATTCTTTACGGGTACGCTGATTATATTTCGTCTGCTCACAATTCAGAAAAAATGATTTATGAATATGCAGACAACAGTATAAACTATATCTTGGCCCAACAGTTCAATAACTATGGCGACCAGTATACAAAGTGGGATATCAAATATAACTCTGCGGTTAAAGAAAATCCAATGGCTAAAAAGTTGAACACTCTAAAAAACAACGCAAAGGCTAGGCTTACATTATTGGAATATCGAGCCGAGCATATAAAAAAGATGGGAGATATAATGATAGAATTATCGAGGAAAAAGAAAAATGAATACTATTGATATCGCTAAAGACCTACTAAAAAAAGGTATAGCATTAAAAGATAAAGATTTGATTGACATGGCAAATCAATTGATAGAAAATCCATTAGACAATATTGTGGATGTTTCAATCGCTTCAAGGAGGTCAAAAGTTGAACTTGATACCCCGCCAGCGAAACCGAAAAGACAAACCAAAAAATCGGTAGCTGTAAAGCAAGAGTCGGCCCCAGAACAAGAAAAGCCAAAAACTGCCAGGGCTTCGCAAATTGATCAATTCAAAATGCAAAAAGAAAAAAACGTCCGAAAAAAAAGACAGCCGGTAACAGATTCTAAATGGTCTAATAGGTTTGTAGACGATGGAATCGAGGCTAAAGACGAAGACAACATAACTCCGGTGATAGAGTTAGCTAAAAGAGACAGAGAAAAGTTCAAAAAGGTAAGCCAACTTTGTGAGAACTGCAAGCAGTCGGTTATGATACATCCGGCTCATGCTAGAGAATTTTTTATATGTGACGATTGCCTTGCGAACAGAAGCAAGGGTAGAATATAAGGAGATTATTTTGCAAACTATAAAATTTAAAAAAACCAGCCCCAACGCTAAAACACCAACAAAAGCTAACGAGTCTGATGCTGGGTACGATTTGTATTCTCTGAACTCTGTGAATCTAAGGCCAGGAGAACGGCAACTTGTGCCCACTGGAATAGCTCTAGAAATGCCTAGAAAAAATATGGTTGGACTTATTTGGCCGCGATCAAGCCTTTCAGCAAAATACGGAATAGATGTTTTGGCTGGTGTTATAGACTCTGGATACACCGGAGAAATAATGGTTTGTCTTTTAAACACATCCACGATGGAAGTTTCTTTTGCAGAAGAAACAAAAATCGCCCAAATTATTTTTCAAGAACACTTGACTTTTGATTTTCAAGAAGTAGAATCTTTAGGAACTACAGATCGAGGAGCAAAAGGTTTCGGGAGTTCAGATGCAACATAAAGATTTAAACAGTCTAATACCAATTGATGACTTGTATTGGGACGAAATCAGTAAACAATACACTGTTTTTTCAGACGAGCAATTAGAAAGACTATGTATAATGGGTGTAGAGCAAGGCTTAAACACAGAAGAACTGCATCTCGCTATAAATACTTTCGTACAGTGGAAGGTAAATTCTAAAATATTAGAAAGAATTTTTGAAGGACAACTTTATTTTAAGGTAGAGAATAACGAAGTAGTGATAGGCTATGAATAACGACCCAGAAAAAATTGAAAAACGCATTCGTCAAACTCAGCAAAGAATCAACGAACTAACAGAAAAAGCCAGCGGAGAAACCTCCCCAAGCGAATTGAATAAAATAAGTAAAGCCAAGTCGAAACTTTTCAAAGAAAAAGACAAGCTTTTGAAAAAACTCTACCCATCAGAAAACTTTGACGATACGGAGCAAGACCAAGATGTTTCCATCTAAAAAAAACGATGATCTTTTTGCTAATCCTGTGATAACATCACTCATATTTTTTATACTATTGGCTTTCACTGTATGGGTGATGATTTTTTCTATATTTTTTGCTAGGCCGGTGTCTGAGCCAAACTATTCTGATCAGACCGAAGTTGTCTTTGGATCAAAATCCGAAGATGCCCCTTTTCGTCTTACCTCACCCGCCCGAATTGTTTCTATTCACGATGGAGACACTGTTACTGTAGAACTTAAACTACAAACCAGTATCAGACTATTGGACTGTTGGGCTCCAGAGATTACCGGACAAGAAAAACAAAATGGGTTAAAGTCAAAACAATTTCTAGAAACTTGCTTAAAATCAGGCGATGAAGTTGTTGTGGATATTCCATTTCAGGAAAATTTTTCTAAATCATTGACTTTATCTAGAGTTCTTGCTAGAATCTATAAAGACATTGATAACGATGGAACGAAAGACGATCTATCAAAAGTTATGGTAAAAAACGGCTTCGCCAAAGAGAAAAAATAATGAAAACTGTAAATTGGAATTTTGGATATGAAAAGGGCGCTCAAAACGGCCCTGGAAATTGGTCGGCTGGTAGCTTGTCTCCAGCTTTTGGTAAAATAACTAGATATTGGAACGTAAATTTCCAGCAAGTAACAAAAAGGCCAGACTTGCAGGTGATCCTTACAAACTCTAGTCGCGGAGCTAATGTTCCGATGTGGCAATCTGGAAAAAATATTTATGCTTCTTGCAGATACAAGTGGGTCAACCCAGATCAAATGGCCCTAGCTTTTGTGCATGAGTTTGGCCATTGGCTGGTGAACGGCGGCGGCCACATCAAGCAATCTGGGCACATTATGAGCGAGGTTTTGGGTGATCCACACATAAATTTTAGCGAGCTTGATATGCGATGGTTCGGCGGTTTGCCGTGGAAAAGTGCAAAAAGGCCGTGGGACGCTACAGAAAAAAACGTTTTTCGTATAGCAAAATCAGTGGAGCCTCTTGACAACGAGTTTCCAGATGTTAAAATGAGTTGCGACAAACCCGCTGGCGTTTTGAGAAACTTGTTCAGTGATTTCTTTGGGTGGTGATTTATGCTATCAAGAGAATTTTTGATCGGTAGGGGTCAATGCTGTGGTTTGGGATGCGCTCTTTGTCCGTATACTCCAAAGCACGTCAAAGGCTCCACTAAAACTGAAAGTCAACAAACAACAAAAGAGGAAAAGCGTGAACACAATAACAGATAAAGAAAAAGACTTTTTATTCAAGGCGATGCTGGCTGATATGGGAGTCTTCTTAGAAGAGAGTTCCAAAGGTATTTACTTTTTAAAAAAGGATAATTTTTGGTTTTTTAAGTCTAAACAAGTGATTGGCATTTACAATAAAAAAAGACACAAGTATGAGATTAATGGATATCCTGCAACCAACCACAAGATTTACAATTTGCTGTGCGAAAGACACAATACAGAGCCAAAGCCAACAATTGTTTTTTCCTCTGATGACCCTCGCCCGATGAGAACTATGGAATGGGATTTTATGCTTTAAAATACTCGACAGGTAGAACTAAATGATAACATTTTATGCTTTCAATACTAAAATTCGCTATGTCTCATTGACATACACAGGACAAGAGTACATTAAACTTAGATATACGCCAAGGAATATCCACAGTGAACATAATAGTAGCAATCAATAATCGTAACGGAATCGGTATGGACGGTAAAATTCCGTGGCACAACAAAAACGATCTACAGTTCTTTAAAATGATGACCTACGGCAAACATGTATTCATGGGGCGTAAAACCTACGAAAGCCTTGGGAAAGCGCTTCCATATAGATGCAATCAGGTTTTAAGTTCGTCCATTGATTTTGCTAGTGATATCATAGTTCATGGTTCAGTAGACACTTTTCTTTCTAGAATTCAAAAAACGCCAGATGCGTTTGTTATCGGTGGCGAGTCTATTTACAATATGACTTTAGATGCTGGCGTTATCAGCAATATTTATTTGTCTAGGATAAATGACGATAGTCCGTGTGACAAGTTTTTTTATGTTCCACACGGTTTTAATTTAATATCGACGGTTCAATTACAAGGTCTAACTGTAGAAAGGTATGCAAAATGAAAACTAAATATCTACTTACAATGCACTGTGAAGAACAGGGATATTGGGATACTTCTGGCTGTTGCCGTTGGCGAGAAGATGCGTTTCATCACCACGAAGAATTTGATTTAGATGATGAAGAAGGTTTGATCGAAGCTATTGCCTCTTTCAGAGAAAAATACCCTGGTGGCGAATACGAAATTTATATTATTCAATCCTATAACGATTGGTATGATGGCGAAAATGAATGGGAAAA